ACATCAGCCATAGAATCACCTCAGAGTTTGATGCCTGCCCCCAATGCAGGCTTCATGATGTTGCGGTTGATGTTTGCGATAGGTCGGCGGAGGAGTCTCTTTCCGATTCTGAAAGTAAAGCTCGTGCCGAAAGCTGCGAAGGCCATTGGAACAAGGTTTGACTGAAAGTTGCTCGCCATAGTGCTGAATGCGAGCGCGGGTTCTGTGGCGATGTCTCCGAGAGAGATTGCGTCGGCCCCAGTGACGACCGTCGTCATTGAGGATTCCGAACCAAAGCCTGTGTAGGTTTTGAGTTGTGTTGAACCAATGTCGGTCGCACCCGTCAAGAGGCCAATGGGAGAAGTTCCCGCGACCCCCTCAGTCAGAATTGTTGCATAGACATAAGCTTCGAGAGCGTTAATCACCGAGAAGGTGTTTCGCCTACGAGAGCGCTTGCGTTTCTTAGCCATAGGACTTCAGGCGAGAGTCGGCGGTTAATGAATGATTAGGCAAAATTGCCCTTCTGATCCCTCACAACCTCGATCACTTCGCCCGCTGTCGTATTTCTTTGAAGATTAGCCGTGAGCATATTCGCAATCGCCGCCTGGATCGGATTGATCGGTTCAAAGTCGCCCAAACCCTTCTCGACGAGGCCAGTGATCGCCGCTGCGAGCTTCGCATCCAGTTCAACAACAGCCTGCTGTATCTGGATCGACAAAATACGCATTAACCAGACCGAAAACAAGAGGTTGAGGGCGGTTATTCCTAATACGAGCTCCAACAGCATGCCTCAACCGACCCTCAACCGGCCCAAAAGCCTTCTTCTTCTTCTTCTTCTTCTTCTTTCTTGATTTATCTAACTACTATACTACTACTACTAGTAATAATTACGCACAAACGAAGTATTTATTACAGGGGACTCGCTCGGAGGGGTGAGAATCATGGCGACGAAAGAAGAAAGCATGAGAAAGTGGGTTTATGAGATGAATAAATATGAATTGCAGGCAGTAACCGAAATGGTGCGTGCAGCTCAAGCGAGATTAGAGCGCATCGCAGATATCGAGCTCGAAGCGCTAATGAGTGGTGATTGAATGAGCCGAAGTCTCAAGGGCATGATGTCCTCCGATCGTCAGGATTGGGGGACACCCGATTCATTCATGGAATGGTTGGGGGTGACTAAGGGATTCTATGCCGACCTTGATGCGGCCGCCTCTGATGATAACACCAAAGCTCCTTCTTATTTCACGAAGGAGGATGACGCACTAAAGCAAGACTGGTTTGGTTCTGTTTGGTTGAATCCTCCGTTCGGTAATGAGATCGCGGGATTTATGCAGAAATGCGCTGAGCAAATTAAGAGGCCCGAAGTTCATGAAATCTATGTTCTTATTCCAGCTCGCACAGATACAAAATGGTTTCACGAAATCGTCATGCCTCATGCCTATCTCGTTTATCTCATCAAGGGGCGGTTTAATTTCCGCTTTGATAGGAGAGTTCCATCAGCAAACGCCCCGTTCCCCTCAATGCTCGTAGTCTATCGCCCAAGCCGCACGAAATACTCCTTCAACGCGGGGATCGTCACTCTCGATGTGCCGAAAGAAGCGAGGGGGTTCGGGGTATGATTCGCGGCTTGGAGCTAGGTTCTGGTTCTCAATCAGTATCAACCGCCCTGCGTTCTCTGGGGTTTGAAATGACGACGATCGACCACGACGAATCGACTAATCCCGATCTCTGTTGTAAATGGGAGGAATTAGATCCGGCGGATTATCAAGACATAGATTTCGTCTGGTTCTCCCCCGATTGTAAATGCTATTCAGTGATGAGCTTCCCGATGGGCCACTTCAAGGAAGGAGTCGCCGTCACTGAAGCGGCGATCGCTTCAGACGCGGCGGTTATGGCCGGACTCGATTTCATCAAGGCGATCAACCCTAAGTTCTGGGTGATGGAGAACCCTCGAGCTATGATGAGGAAGCGCCCGTTCGTTCAAGACCTCGCGCGGGTGACTGTCGCTTATTGCCGATACGGACACCCTCAAATGAAGCCCACCGACTTATTCGGTGTTTTACCGATCGGGTTTGAACCCCAAATGTGCAAGAACGGACACCCCGATCATATCGCCGCCCCACGCGGATCCAGGACGGGAACGCAAGGCCCACAATCAGCAAAAGAACGCGCCATAGTGCCCCCTGCGCTCGCCTTAGACATAGGGCGCGAAGTCATCAAAGAGATTCACGGAGGCTTCTTCTTTTGATAGCAAAGATGCGTTGTCGATATTGTAAAATTGTGTTCGAGTGTTCAACATTTGAACAGGTGGCTATGATTCAAAATGAACAATGCTACATTACCAGAGCCGGAATAAATCATCAATTAGTCGGGTGGGTTTGATGGGTCGGATGATTAAGACGGTTTCACTCCCGCCCCATCTGCACGCGAAAGCGGAGCAAATCAAAAACTTCTCTGGATGGGTTCAGGATCGACTCGAAGAAGAAGGGTCGATCGTTCATGACGCAGCACATCGGCCGATTGAAGAGCTGGGAATATGCAACGGGGTTCGTAGGCCGACCTGCGCTGAATGCTATCCTCACGGCGCGCCTACGCGCGACGAATGGTTATTCTTCAGGGGCGCAGAAAACCCGTCCATCCCGAATCTGCAATTAGAGATACAAACAAGACAAGCAGGGTTTCGCGATCTATCGCGAGAGTTTCACGAAGTAAAAGTGAGGCCTTCATTCGCAAAACGCCTCAAAAACGCATGGTTTAGCTTCAAGGAATCCTAAATATGTGCTCGAATGGGGGGCTCGGTGGGGTATGGTTTCACTGGATGCGGTCACTCTATGACCCCAGAGGCGACTATCCCAAGCGTAGCTCTAAATTGAAGCAAACCAAGCCATAGCTTGTTGGCGTATTCTTCTTCTGGTGTGCTTTGTGCAGGATCAGCCCATGCAGGGAGAGCGTCTGCCTCTTGAGCCGCAGCTAATCCAGCCTCCCCTGTTTCAGCAACCACGCCACCCACTACGCCACCAACCGCCGCACCGATAGGCCCGCCCAATAGCGCACCGACGATAGCTCCGATACCGCCCAAAACGAGGTTCTGAGTCTCGAACCAATCCTTGACGCCCTCGGGAGTCATATCGACAATAATTTGTTTCCAGTCAGGATCTAAGCCGATGTTGTCGAGAACATAGTCGAGAAGAAGAAGCCCGGATCCACTCAATAGCAGAGCTCCTGAGGGTGATAGGTTCGTGAATGGCGAGCTAATCCGGTTGAAGGTGTAGGACATTTGCAGATCGCGCACGATCTCTCTCTCAGCTCTGCCTAAGACGATCTCGTGACGGATTACTTCGTCGGGTTTTGGTTTGGGCATTCAAGGCTTCACCATATCCATACCCATTAAGCGCACTTGAAAGTCGGCGGTTGAAGCTGCGGCTGTTGGATAAACATACACCGTCCAGTATGGCGGCACGATAGGGGGCGTTCCGCCGAAAGTCTTCTGGCCGGGCCATATCGCTAATGGTTCGACGGCCGTGTTCCCACCAGCCATTTGCCAGTTAAGGGCAATTGCACCCATTGAACCGGCGAGAGTGGCGGTTCCGTCGGGGCCTGATACGGCGGACGGGGCAATCATAACGAGTCCGTATTGCTCGGTGGCGTCACCAGACCAATACGAACCGCCGATTAGTTGAACGGGATTCTCACCCGCAGTAAATACCGACCATAGTTTAGACTGATCTGAGCCAGCTCCCACAGAACCCTTCGAGGTTCGGACTTCACCGTAGCAATAATACATGAGCTCACTTCTCCGCGAGCCTCACGATCTCTCTCATACGCTTCACACCCATGAGTTCGGAATCGAATAGGAGTTTGACCGCTTTCTTGACGGCCTTCTTTTCAGACGCGCTCATTATTTTAAAGCGGGCCTTCGCTCTCTTTGATACGCCCATGAGATCGCCTCAAGCATCAGTCCTGAAGACCGCACGAGTGTTGAGCGCGATATTTACGCGGCATGGAGAATAAGTGCCCGTATCGACCGCTGGGTCGTTCGGAGTGACGGAGCCGATCGGAACGCCTGAACCATTCACGAAATAGATCGGTGAAGAAAAGTTCGCGGAGTTATTCCCGCCCATAGCGAAGGCGTGGGTGACGGTGCGACCTTGCAGAGTCTCTCCCACGCTCAGTCCCGAAAGGACAGAAATTAGAGAATGTTCTCCGCTAGCTGCGGGAGTGACGCTGAAGACATGGTATTCACCGTTCGAGCACGCGACGCTCAAACCGACCTCGCGATCGGTCACTGCGTTCGCCATAGCGATGCATTGGTCGCCCGATACGAGAGCTTTCGCGTATGGGAGAGGCGCAGGCATACCCGCGCCGCTATTCAAGCCTGATACGGGCAGAGCCGCCTTGATGGTTCCCGCGCTGCGAATGTAGCAGTAGGTCATATCATTCTCGGCATTTACGGCGGCAGCTACGGCGCGCGCGTTTCCGAGTGTTTGAGTCGCGTAGGTTCCCGCGTTTTGTGCCGATCCCACAAAGTTAGAATCTGTGAAGATTTCTTCTTCAGTAGCCTCGGCGAGATCAGCTCTGAATAGGGGGATTACTGCCCCATTCGCCATAATTATTTGTCCGTAAGCATCAACATCAGCCATAGAATCACCTCAGAGTTTGATGCCTGCCCCCAATGCAGGCTTCA